AGGACAGGCTCTTCATGGTAGTTCCGGGGGATGCCCTTGAACTCTTTGAATACCTGCGCCCACTCATCGGCACGCTGGTCGTAGATACCGTTGAACTCTTCATTAAGAATAGGCTCAACGATGGAGCGGAAGTCTGTACTCCGCATTGGATTAGCCATTGTTCATGCCCTCCTTAATAAGCGGCGATGTTGGCAGTGTTCTGGTGCTCAGAAATCTGAACCAGAGCATTGACATACGTGTCGCCGAAGTTGTTGTCCGGACCCGGAACGATACCAATCAGGCGGAGGCCTGCGTTGGCGGCGGAAGATGCGACGTTCAGCGACTGCGACGACAGACCAGTGGTCGTGTTGCCGGCAGCGGCCGAGAAGTCGTACTGCTTACCGACGTCGGCAACAGCCAGAGCAGCGTTGCTCTGGATCTGGTACGTGATCGTCTGGTCGATGGTCACGTACGTGACGATCTCAGTAGCCACGGTGCCCGTGGTCCACTTGTTGGAGATGCGACGACGCTGGTCGCTGTCGGTCCATTCGACGCCCTGAAAGGTGCCGATGAACGCATCGCCAGCGGCGGCGACGACAATGGTTCCATCCGTCGGGTCGACTTTGACCGGCTGGTTCTGGAAGATATTCGCGGCGTACCCCGAGGTGCAAGTCATCGCGAACGGGCGTACAACGCCCGACGGATGGTTCACTGGGATAAGGCCGTAGGGGGATGCAGTGCTTGGCATGTCCTATTTCCTTAGAAAATTGATTGAGAGATGCCTTAGCTGAAAGCTGCCAGCCTCGGCGCGGCTTGACGAAAGTCATCCATACCGTCCCCTTCAATGAGCCGACCGCCGGACTGCTCGGCCTGCGCGCGGATGCTATCCGCGACTTCGGCGAGTTTGTCCTCTTCACGCAACGGAGCGTCGTAGTGAGCCTCCTTCATGAACCTCTGATAGAGGCTCTCGGGCAGCTTAAACGCGAGCATCTCGTTGACCGCGATCATGCCGACATATTCGCCGGTCTTGACCGAGGCATGAGCCATCCCGGGAACTTCTTCTGCCTTAACCGGCTCGTAACCGAGCTGGATGCGGCGATGAATTGGATCGCGCGGGTTGGTCGTGGTGAGCCAGCACACATGATATCCGGGTAGATCCGGTAGATCAGGAAGTGCGTCGTTAAATAGTTGAGCGCGGAACATCTCAAGTCGCTCGTCGTCGCTAACCTCGCGGCTTTCGGTGACCTGACGGTCATCCATTGCACGAGAGCGCCGAGCAACACCCGGTTCCTTCTTCAGGCGGTCGTCCATACGATCATCATTCATGTTGGCATACTCCTTTAGTTAGCCGAACCGTTTTTGTCGTAGGCCTGATACGCCTTGAGCATTTGGTTGCGACGTGAAACGTCGTCCCAGATGCCCGCTTCGATCATAGCCTGCTTACGTTCGGGTGTCACGTAGATTTCTTTACGGGTGGAAGTCGGCGCATATTCGCGCGTCTGGCCCTGTGGAGGCGCCCTGCGGCGCGGTGTGCCGGCGGCCGGTGCCTCGTCCGCCGAACCGCCCACACGGGACGCCACGCGGCGCGTCAGCTCCTCCCAATAGCTCCGCGACGTCGGGTCGTAGCCGGCCGCCGTGAGGCTGTTGTCGATCGCCTTGGTGACGGCGCTGTCCTCGTCGCGGCCCGACGGATCGTACCACGGATTGGCCGACAGCCACTCCTTGGCGTAGTTCACCGTGCGGGGGTCGGCTCCCGGGTTGGCGTGCTGCTGGCGGGCCTGCTCGACCTGCTGCTTCTGCTGCCAGAGCATTGCCGCCTCGCGCTGCGCCTCGTCGCGCAGACGCATGGCCGTGGTCACGTCGTCACCGTTGCCGGCCTCGACGGCGCGGGCGATGATGCTCTCCGCCTGCCGCACTTCCTGCTGCACCTGATTGAAACGCTGGTCGATGGCGCTGACGTTGCTGGCCAGCGTGTTGCCCTCGATGGCGGCCACGCGGCGAGCTAGTTCGCCGTTCTGGTGGCGCAGCATCTCCAGTTCGCGCTGTGCGCTCTCCTTGGCGCGCTTCTGGATTTCGCGACGCTTGACGCGACGCTTGCGGCTCTGGCTCTCGACTTCGTCGTCGGTGTCGTCCTGACTGGCGGCGAGGCGTTCATCATCGCCGTCATCGTCGTCATCGCTGTCGTCTGCCGCGTCAACCGGGGTTTCGGCGGGCGGCGTACCTTCGATGATCTCGAACTCGTCTTCGGTATCTGGTGTGTCACTCATGACCGGCTCCTTTCAGCCTTATAGCGACGGGTGTCGCTAGATCGTTAAACAAACGCCTTCACCGTCAGCGGATCGCCCGGCACTGCGCCGAGCAAGTCGAGATCGTTGAACAGCACGAACAGCACTTCATCTTCGTTGTTTGGACCGTGCTTAACTGTCCACTTGTCGCCGCCGTACTTTGGCGTGCGAACGAAGTCTCCCGGCGCGGCCCACGAACCCTCGGGCCACGCTTCTTGCGTGTTGCGGTTTTTGAACGCGAGGCTGCCCACGGCGATGACCTTGGCCACCTGCGTGTTCCACTGCTCGGTGTCCCGAGCGTCCTGCGTCAGGATGATGCCGCCGGCCGTCTTGCGCTTGGCAGAGCGGATCTGCACCAGCACGCGGCTGCCGAACGGCACGAAGTTGGGATCGACAGGCGGGAACGCCTCGTCGAGGTTACTGTACGCAAATGATACTTGGTTGATGATGTCGGACATGGGTGCTCCATCCGTGTCGTTGTTATAGGTCAAAGCCTTTTCGCTCGTGCTCTTTGACCAGATCTATCAGCACGATCTTGGCGCGCTCGATGCCTGCGTACAGGCCGACAGCGCGTCCGAAGTCGTATGCCTCTCGGCCCGAGGGTTGCTCCAGCGTCTCTCTAGCAAGCATGGCCTGCTCTTCCACCAGCCGCTGGAGCAGCATCTCGATCCTCATGCAGGCGTCTTGGGTGACGTCGACACTTTAGGCATGGTGCCCATCGCCATCTTCTTGTGCTGCGAGACGGCGTCGCCGCTCACGGTGCCGCCCGGCGTTGGGCCTGTCGCGTTGTTCTTTGCCACTTGCTTCTCCTTACGGGTTGGGGTTGATCCCGGTCCCTGTGCTGACCGCGATACGTTCACCAGACATGATCTCGGCCTGCGCGAGTTGCATGGCCGTCTGGTTGTCCTGCTGGTTCATGGTCATGCGCGCGTTGAGTTCGGCCGCCTTGCGGGCGTCCTCGCGGCCCTGACGCAACTGCTCCAGCTGCTGTTCGATCTGCAGCTTCTGCGCCTGCAGCTGCTGCTCGACCTGATCCTTCGCGGCCTGCGCCTGCATCTTCTGCCCCTCGAGCTGCATCTGCGCCTGCGCCTTCTGCCCATCGAGCTGCATGCGCTGCCCCTCGAGCTGCATCTGCGCCTGCGTCTTCTGCGCGTCTGCCTGCATCTGCGCCTGATCACGCTGCGTCTGCATCTGCATCTGCGCCTGATCACGCTGCGTCTGCGCCTGCAGCTTCTGCCCCTCGATGGCTGTGCGCGGATCCTGCGGCGGCTGCGGTGCGAACTGCTGCATCATCTCCATCGCCTGCGCGATGATCGGCGGCAGCGAGGCGAAGATGTTGGCCGCGTCGCCCACGACGCTCTGCGACGCCTCGGCCAGCATGCGATCAAAGGCGCGCCGTGCCTCGTGGTCCTTCAGCAGCTTCATCTCCTCGCTGATGTCGACGCCGCTCGTCTCCTCGGCCAGATCCAGCACGGTCGCGGCGTACCACAGGGCGACGTGCTCCTTGAGGTGCTGCAGGATCACCGGCAGGTACTGCGGCGCGATGAGCTGGCTGCCACCCAGCGCCGGGCTGGTCATGTACGCGAGGTGCGTCTTGAGGTGCGCGATGTGGTCCTGCTCCGGGAAGGCCACGACGGGCTTGCCCATGGTGGCCGTGACGTTCTCGTTGACGGCGTTCTGCTGCTTCGGCTCCAGCGGCGGTACGAGCAGCTCCTTGTAGTTCGGCACGCGGAGCGTCTCGAGCAGCCGCTCCTCGACCTTGCGCGCGTTGTACAGCTGCGGCACGGCGGCGGCGCGGGTCGACACGGCCTGCACCTGAGCGAAGCGTTGCGCCTCACTGAAGATGGTCGGGTCGCTGACCGGCACCACGTCCTTGGGGCCTTGGAAGTCGGCCCGCGTCGCCAGCTCCTCGCCGACCTCGCGTTCAGTGTCGTCGTCGTCGAGGTGCATGCCGTTCAGGCGGTGCAGGATGTCGAGCGTCTGCGCCATGGCGTTGTGCAGCCGGCCGTGGATGGCCGAGAACACCGTCATGCCCTCTTGGATCAGGGCCAGCGTCGTGCCGACCGGCGCGTTCGGGTTCTGGTCGGCGAGGTTGTCCATCGACGTGCGGACGACGCCCTTGCCTGCGTCGACGACGAAGCCGAGCAACTGGAACAGCGTCGGCGACGGCGGGTTGAACGGGATCGGCATGGCGATCTTGCGCACGTCATCGATGTTGATGCCGCCCTCGATCTCCTCGACCTGCGTCGGCTGGATGTTCAGCGACTGGCCGCCGCGCGTGCCGCCCTTCAGCTTGAGCATCGTCGGCACGTTCTGGATGTGCGCGCTGTCCATGAGGGCGCGCAGGGCGCCCGTCGCGGCGGCACTGAGGCCGCCGATCATGTGCGGCAGGCCGATCGGGTACGCCCCGCGCCACGGGATGAAGGGCCACTCGACGAACCACGCCAGCGGCTCGCGGCTCTCGTCCTCCTCGTCCCAGTTGCGGTAGATGCTCAGCACCTTGCCGCTCGACTTGTCGACGGTCAGAATGTACGGCGCACTGCCGTCGCCCTCGACGTCGGCCACGGCGTGGATCTCGAACACGGTGCGCAGGCCGTCCTCGTTGTAGCTGGTGTCGCTGCGGCCCTCGATCTTGTCGTTGGCGACGTCGACGATCGAACGCTCCGGCTCCATGCTCGGCGGCGTCAGCTCGACGTCGCGGTACATGCCAGACTTTACACGCTGCTCGTAGTCGAGCTGCGTCAGGTACTGCACGTGCGTCTTGCGCTGCGCGCTGTTGAAGTTCGTCGCGGCGAATGGCAGGTACATGTCGTCGATCGCGACGAACAGGAAGTCCGGCCGGTTGCGCGCCTCGTCCCACGTGATCTTGAGGTACTGCGCACCGCCCAGTGGCACCTGCGTCAGCAGCTGCTCCAGCTCGGCGCGGAACGTCTTGCTCTGCACCGTGAGCTGCCAGTTCATCATGCGCGTCTTGCGCTTGGCCTTCTGCAGCTTCTTCATGGTGATCTCGCCCTCGATCAGGTCCTTCACCGGACCTTGGGGCGGGAGCAGCTCGCGGATGGCGCGCGACGCGAAGTCGATGCATGCCTCCGTCATCATCGGATGCACGACCTTCGACGCGCCTTGGAACTGGGCGCCGCCGGGTGCGTCGTCACCGAGGCCGGTGCGGCGGATGCCCTCCTCGTACTGCTCGTCGCGCTTCTTGCGCGCCTCCTTGTCCTTGCTGATCAGGTCGAGGAAGCGCGTCGACAGCGTGCTGAGTTCGCTGTCCGGCATCTCCTCCGCGAGGTTCGAGTAGAACTCGCTGTCGCCCGGCGCCTCTTCGTCGCCGAGACGCACGATCGCGCCACCGTCCTCGGTGTCCTCGACGTCGGATACCTCCTCATCGATCTCGACCATCTCGCCTTCGGTGTCGATGTCGTCTTCGTCGTCCATCATGCGTCAGTCCTCACTGGCTGTACGGGTTGGTGACGACCCGGGGCGGCGGCCGAGCGCCGGCATCCTTGGGCTTGTCCTTGATGAGGCGGATGAGGCCCTTGTCCAGACACAGGCGGATCGCCTGCGTGCAGGCGTCGACGTGGTCATCGTGCTTGATGCTGCCGCCGCCGGCGAAGCTGCACAGCTGCGTCACCACGGCGTCGCACCACGTGCGCGCCTTGCCGGGGAACTTCTCGCTCTCGGGCAGCCAGACGCGGCGCTGGGCGAACACGGGGCTGACGATGTGCAGGCGGGACAGCTTGTCGGCGCGCCCCGGGTTGTATGCGTACGCCTCGATGCCCGTCTCGGCGAGCATCTGGCGCAGCGAGATGCCGCTGCCCTTGTCCTCGATCAGCAGGATGTCCGGCTTGCGGCCGCTCGTCATCGGCTTCGACGCGCCGAACAGCGGCTTGATCAGCGCCTGATCCTCGTCGTCGCCGTACGCGACGTTGAGTTCCTTCTTGACGCGCTTCATCAGCGCCGGCAGCCCGAGGTGGTCGTCCCAGCAGTCGAGGAGCATGACTTGGCTGGACTTCTTGTGCTCGAACACGCCCCACGTCGAGCAGGCCGTCGGATCGGGGTCGCCCTTCTTGTCGAGGCTCTTCTCGGTGTACGCCGTGTCGAGGGACATGATGATCCAGTCGAAGCGCGGCAGCGGCTGCTTCGCCGGCCACAGCTTGAACCACGATCTCCGGATGATGCCTGCCTCTTCAGGATC